GGCTGCCTACTATAGCTTCCATCGCTATCTGGCTGCCTACTATAGCTTCCATCGCTACTTCACTGTCCACTATAGATTGTAAGTCTGGCAATCCAATAAATAAGGCGCTATCCAAACTTTTATCATAAGTTGCCAATCCTTTGCCCACATTAAATTTACTATCAAAAAATACATCTTTTAAATTTTTATATTTCAAGGTAGCATACCCCCCTATTTATTCGCTTTCTTGTTTATTTTTATAGTTAATCTATCTACTTCTGATGTCAGCCTGTTGTCTACTATAGTTACATCACTATCTAGCCTAGATACTTCCTGATCTAGATTCTCTTTATTAGCAAGTTTTCTCCTATAGCTTGTCAATCCTTCTAAACTTTCACCTTTCATAATAACCCTCATAGCGTATTTATTCTCTGCTATTTCATCACTCCCCTGTTTTAACATTAATCCCAACCCTAATTTATCTATTCCTCTACTGTGGTCTGCCAACAATTCCTCGACCCATTGTAGATATTGTCCAGCTTCTGTAGTTTGCCCTAGTTTAAATATAATTTGGTCATAATCGAATGGTACTTGCCTGTTTTTATCAAATCTTTCTTCTTGCATTATCACTAGCATTGCTGGTTCAGATTCAGCTATCTGCAAGCTGCTTTCCCTATAGGTTAATAAAAACTCTAATAGGGCTTTTCCTCTTGTGCCATCAGGAATTAGTATATCCGCCCACACAGAAATTTTGTTATATTTATCTGCATTATTTGGCAAGTTCCTTTTGTCTATATCTCCTCTTACTTTTTCTATCTCTAAATATAAGTTTCCTGCTATATCTCCATCTAAAATAGTTTTTAGATTGTTAAACCACACATTGAAATTATTAGTATTGTTTCCATACCAATCGCTAACTTGCTGTGTAAAAGTGTTACACCAAGTGTTAAACTGTTGCATAAAAGCTGTAGTGTTCGCGTTGTACCACTCATCAAAAGCCTTTTTCTTGTCTTCTGTCCATGTAGAAAAATCTGTTTTCTTTTCTTCTATCCATGTAGCTATATCATCATCATAGTTTTGTTTAGTTTGTGAATACCAGGATTCAAATTGATTAAAAATAGCTGTTGTGTCCACTTGTTCTACTGTCCCATGGACTATGCCACATATCTCATTATTAAGTCTTAAATCAGTTATATTAGCCTGTGTAATGCTTACTATGCCTTTATTAACTGCTATATCAGCAATACCTAGTTCGTAGGCATCTGCATCACGTTGCAATGCTGGGGCTACAGGATTACTAGCAAATGCACCTTTTTTAACTTTGAGCCTTATTTCTCTATCCATATTGTCATATCTGAATACTATCCTATCTATTCTGTTAAGTACTCCACCTGCTGGCTCTATATCTAGTATATAGCTATCATCATTAATATATATATAGCCATTAATCCAAGCTTGACCTGCTCTTACAGCTACAGTCATATCATTATTTGCCACCACCTGTAAATTTGTTGAAGGATTAGGAAATACACCATTACCTATAAAAGTAGCAAAATATTCTGCAAATCCACCAGCATCATACTTCCTATCTCCATTTACAGAGTTAAAAAAACCACTTCTTATTGCCATCATCTCACCACCTGCTTAATTTTATCAATCAATGTAGGAATGCTGTTCCCAAATATTATATTTATATTAAGCCCATCTTGCTCGTATACTTCTTCCACTTCTGTTATCCTAGCATCAATAGTTACACCCCATCTTTTTGAGGTGCAAGTAACAATATCCCCTAAATCAAAATCCTTTTTATACATTAAGTTACTATTTATATTAATTTTACTTTCAAATGTTTCTATTTCTTTACACTCTGCTAGTTTAGTCTCGCCTCTCTCTTCTAGCATTTTTTTGTATTCTTTAGAAGGAATAACAGTTCCATCTTCTTTTTCACTTTGTAAATTTCTCGCATCTACAAACATTTCATACCTATCAAGACCTTGTCCTTCCCCTACTGTTACAAACTCCCTCGCTATACCTTCGCCTTCCTCTGCTATTAATGCTAAACTTCTATAATTGTGTAGACTATCCGTATATTCTTGTTCTAAGATATTTTCAAATTCTTTAGAGAAGATTGTAGGAGGATTTACATTTTGCCCAGCAGTCCTGTCTAATCCTTCATATATATCAAATATTATCTTCTTATTTTGTAAATCAACTAATGTTCTATAACCTAATTGGCTTATATTAGATATATTTTCTAACTCTTCAAGTAAATTTTTATAGCTTACCTGGCAGTTAACTGCTTGAGGGTATTTTTTTAGTTCTCCTAGAGCCAGTAAATCAATTATCCTATCAATATCTATAGGATTAATACAGTTCTTATTTATAAGCTCTCTCATAGCCAATTCTGCTGTTGTATTAAGGTTTTCTATTCCCCATATTATTCTTCTGTTCAAATATCCTGTAAGGAACTTGCCCCTAACAATCAATATTTCTTTGCCTTCTGTATCTTTTTTCATGTTTCTATATTCGATGTAGCCTGCTTCAAGGTCGTCTTTTTTCCAAATAATATTGCCCTTCTGTAGCAGTTTCAAAGAATCCTGAGTAAGCCCGCAATGTAGTTCAAATTCTCCATATTTGTGATACCTTCTGACCCATCTAAGACTAAAGAAACTCTCAAATATCCCCAGAAAGTTCAAGTACCTATCAAATATATATAGTTCCATTTCTAAACCCCCAAATACTGTGGTGTATAATAAATTTGCACTTCTAAATTATCTATCCCCTCATCTGAATTGTACCTCAATAAATTATCTCCTGGATCTAACTGAAGAAAAGTAGAGTTAAGTTCTATCCAGTTAAAAGCATTGGTAGTTACCCCATTTTTATCGAGTTCAACTCGCTTATTCTGAAAGTGGGTAGTAACTGTAATTATTTCTCCCGCTTCCATTGTCTTATTGATTTTAAAATATTCTCTAGTGTTTATATTAAAAAGTGAAGGATTTGCAACTGTTGCAAGTGCTTTAAACTCTATCTTCATACCACACGGCACATCACCCTTATTTAGTATATTAACAATGAGAGAAGGCTCTCTATATCCCATTTCTATACCTTCTTCAAATATTTCTAGTGGAAATTCAAACGCAGGCCGCCATATAGCTATCTCTTCTTTTGATTCTGCTGTATCCTTAAAAAATGGATTAGGGCAATACAACTGAATCAGCCCAGGCTGCATAGTATCTTTAAAATCTTCTGCATCAGGAAATGCTGGAGCTAACTCCGATATAGCCTTTATTTCTCTTTTTATTCCACCAATTTCATATATCAATCTGCCTTCACCCAATTTAGGATTAAATACGTTCAGTAACCTTCTTCTATAAATCATCATTTCTTCAATGTTTTCTGCTATTAGCATTACTTCAATTGACAATGGCCTTGGCTCTAATGTGTTTCCCAAATAGCTAGCACCATCTTCAAATGGGGATTTTTGAAATTGTATATCAGCATTTACTGCTCCTGTTCCTTCAATTTTAGTCAATATAAAAGGGCCATCATTCCCTAATTGGGTTGATTGCCCCTTACTATTTACAAATACTATCTTCTCCACACTATACACCCCATTCCATAGCTAACTGCCTTGATACTTGTAAATTCTTTCTTGCCACCTCGCTGGGGCTTAATGGCTCTGGTGAAATTATAGTTAAATTTTGAGTTATGCCTCCGCTTGAACCTTTTACCATATCCATTGATTTTTGATTAGAGTGTACTTTTGTACCTTGTGGCAAATCAATAAGTTCTGGCCCTTGTTCTCCTACCCAAGTTAATCCACCCCTCCAATTATTGGTACCATGTGCATTTCTGCCTAACGTCCTATTAAATCTGCTGTCTCTACTTGTGCTTTCCTCAACTACGGTTGTTATTTTTCTGATTATAGGGTTATTCTCAAACCAATCCCTTAAACTTTGCCACTTCGTTTTTACTTCTCCTGTCTCCCAATCAATCTGATCTATATGTTCATTTGCTTGTTCCTTTGCATGCTTTACTACCTCATTATGCATTTCCTCTGCATTTTTTACTGCCTCATCTTTTTGCCTTTTTGCCTCTTTGGCTATTTTGTCTGCCATTTCTTCTGCCTCTTTAGTTCCTTTTGACCTTAATTCTGCTGCATATTTTAATCTTTCATCATATTCTTTTTCTGCCTCAGCTATAGTTTTCTCTTTCTGTTCCTTAGAGTTTTTAACTACTTCCGCTGCTTGTTTGGCAGATATTTTACCGCTTTCTTGTTTTAATCTTTCCATTATTGCCAACTGTTCTTTTTCGCTTTCTGACAATATTCTTATTCCGTCCTCTTTCATATCCTCTTTTATTTTATTTATCTCGTTCTTTTCTCCTTCTGTAATTGCCCTATTTTCTTTTTTAGCTGTTTCTAATATTTCTGCAATTCTTTTATTGCCTTCTTCAGTTTTTTGTATTTGTTCATCATAGCTTTCACCTGTAATTCTAATCATTTCCTCTTTTTCTTCCTCTGTCATGTCTATGGAATTTTCTACCATTTCCCCAATAGATTGCAAGGCACTTTCTTTTTGTTCTTCTAGCTTTCCTACTACCTGCTCTTTCATTTCTTCAAAGTTGCCTATAATGCTTCCTGCCATTTCTTCTGTTACTTCTTGCCCACTCCAAGCTAATTGATTTAAGGACAATGTAGCTTGTTCTTCTAACTCCAAGAAACTCCCAACTGCCTCTTGCGTGCTTTCTGACACTTCCTCGCTAAATAAGTTTACTGCTGGAATACTGTCTTGGCTTAGGTGTTTAGCTAGTTTTATCCCACCTGCTGTGGCTAATGCCAAACCTGCCACCCAAGGATTTAATAATAGGGTACTTGCTTTTGCTGCACCACCTAAAGCCCATACTGGCGTAGTTAATCCAGTTGTTGCTGCAGTTGCTATAGTTGTAGCTCCTGAGAGTTTACCTACTAACCCTATTATATAACTAGCACCAGTGGCCACTTTCCCACCTATTATCAATAGAGGACCTATAGCTGCAGCAAGTCCAGCTATATTGAGTATAGTTTTTTTAGTGCCATCATCTAGTTCAGAAAACCAATCTACGAACGCCTGTCCCTTAGCAAGCCAACTTTCTAGAGCAGGTAATAATAAATCATATATCTGCAGAGCTACCTCTTCTAAGGCTGATTTAAACTCTTCCCATCTGCCTTTGAGGTTGTCCTGCATAATATCAGACATTTCCTTAGCAGCTCCATTATAATCTGTTGTTGCTTTAGTTAGCTTTATATAATCTGTTTCACTCGCATTGATTATTGCTAGCATCCCTGACATAGCTTCTTTACCAAATATGGTAGCTGCATATTGTGCTTGTTGTTCTTCTGTTAAATTGGCAAAACTCCCTCTTAAATTGTCCATTACATCTTTAAAAGGTAGCATTTCTCCATTTGCATCTGTTACTGAAATACCTAACTCGTCCATAGCTGCTGCCATACTATCTGTTGGTTTCATCAAGTTGGTTACTGCAGCTCTCAGCGAAGTTCCCGCTTGGCTTCCCTTAATTCCTGCATTAGCCATTAACCCAATTGCCAGGGCTGCATCTTCTGCACTATATCCTAAAGCTCCAAACAAAGGTGCAACATACTTAAAGGTTTCTCCCATTAAGGCTACATTAGTATTAGAGTTACTACTTGCACTAGCTAATAAATCAGCAAATTGTACCGCATCTTTTGCTTGCATCCCAAATGCAGTTAGAGCGTCAGTAACTATATCTGACGTTAAACCTAGATCTTCACCACTTGCAGCAGCCAGGGCGAATACTCCGTCTAAACCTTCTAGCATAGCACTAGTATCCCATCCAGCCATTGCCATATACTTAAGACCTTCAGCCGCATCACTAGCACTAAATTTTGTTGTTGCTCCCATTTCTTTAGCCTTAGCCTCTAGCTTTGCTAAATCATTACCTGTTGCTCCACTAATAGCTTGTACTTGGCTCATTCCCGACTCAAAATCCATTCCTGCTTTTGTTGCAAGTCCACCCATAGCCACCAAAGGTGCTGTAACTTTTAGGGATAATGTTTTACCTACATCTTCCATTCTGTCCCCATTCTTTTTCATTTTATTAGCAAACTGATCCATTTCACCTTCGGCTTTTTTAAGGTTGCTGCTCCATTCAGTCATATCTAAAACTATCTTAGAATATACTCCACCTACATCTATAGCCATTTAATCACCTACTTTTCGGCATTAAAAAAGCACCCTTTTAGGATGCTTTAATTTATTATTTTGGATTACAAACCCCACAAGGCTTGTACCCCTGTTCTTTTGCCTCATTAATGGTATCAAACCATATTTCATTTTCTTTTAATATTTTCTCTGCCCATCTACAACTTGGATAGTGATACTTGTCCGATTCTATACTACCTACATAATTGCCTGTGGTTTTCCTAATAGGTATCTTTTCCCCATTAAAATTCTTCCCACTCCAAAAACCTTTATTGCTTTCTCTAGCCTCTTTCTGTATCTTAGTAAAATCATCTACATATTTTACATTTGGAGGATAAGTCGCTATTTGTGCATATCCCTCTTGGAGTAATGTTTTATTAAACATTGATCCGCTAAACCACACATAAGCCAATAACCTTCCATAATTATCTCTTTCTTGTACATCAAATTCTAAAGCTATTTCTTTACCCTCTAGTTTTTCTTTAGTAAAGTTAGATGCCATCTTTCCTTCTTCAATATTTTTCGTAGCATCTGGATGGACACTTTCAGGGGTATCTATCCCTATTAATCTCACTCTTTCTTCTTTACCATTAAAATCTACTATAATTGTATCTCCATCTACTACTCTAGTAACTTTATATTTCCCATACGGATAATCTGAATTAACAAGAACACTCTTAGTATTGTTGTCCCAATCTACTTCGGCTCCAAGGCTTTCAGCTACAAATCTTGCAGGAACCATTGTACTACCATTAATTATTTTTGCTGGTACATCTAATTCTATTTCTTTATCATTTACTAATGCTACCTTATTTCCAATTACAAGCTTAATAACCTTGTCCTCTGTTTCTCCTGTTACTGTTTTATTTTTTGCATCCCAATCTATAGTAGCTCCCATAGACTCGAATATTGCCCTTACAGGCACTAAAGTCCTCCCATCTTCTATAACAGGAGAAACAGGCATTTCAATTTGCTTGTTTTCTACATAAACTTTTGTAGGTTCAACTGCAATAGATATACTGCTTAATACTAATGACATTAATACTATCAAAATTAAACTTTTAGTAGTCTTTTTCGTCATAATATCCCCCCCTGTTATTACAATACCATAATTAGCTATATTTTTCTATAAAATTCATTAAGTCTTTATTAGTCTTAGTTTTTTCATTTCTCCATTTTATCCTATTCCATTTTACATTCCCTTTATCATCTGTAGCTTGGTATCGTAAAAGCAAGGCCACTTCATCAAAACAATAGGCTGCATAATCGTTACTTATTCCCATTATCTCACTTGGCCTTTTCTGGTACTCCTTTGCCATCATTATTAGATTTGCCATTTCCCTTGTCATCACGAAAGGGCTCCACCTTCTTTACATCCCCCATAGCCCAATCAAATATAGCCTCCATCTGTTCGTCTGTCATATATTCTTTAAATTCATCATAGGCAGGCTCCACTAAACAAGCTCTACAATATAATTCCATAGTTTTTGCTACATCATTAATTAATTCATTTACAGGCTGCTATGGACATCAAATAATTTGGTACCTTCCCACTAGATGCCATATTAACTAAATTAGGCTTTTTTACCCTAATTTTAATAGTTCCTGTATTATCAAAATTAGGTATTTCAATTATTGGCGTTGCCATCTCTTTTATTTGTTCCATTGTAATTATTTCATTCATTTATTTCCCTCCCAAATAAACAAGGCTACCCATTAAAGATAGCCTATGCTGGTAATCTATCTAACATTTCCACTTCTACTGGAGATTCTCTTAATTTACTCCTAGACTTAATAGGAAATTCTGGCGCATAAAAATCTCCATCTTGCAAGGAATAATTAACAGGTTTTCCAGTGCAATTCTTATAACTAAATTTCACGTAAGATACAGTGGATCCATCTCCATCTTTTTCCTCTGTGTAAATATTTGTTCTAAATGGTATCCTCTCTACTGGTTCCCCTACTACTGGGGCTGTATACTTCTTTGCCGCACTATCCCATTTACCGCCATCTACTATTGCCAGTATTTCTGGAATAAATGTAGCTGCTGCAAGTTTTATGTCATACCCTAATACAATATCTTCAGTCTTATTTTGTGCCTTTATTGTATTCTTAACCCTTAATATTTTTTCTTGGCCTTCGGATAAATAAGCTGTTACATCTGCATTACTGGCCACATCATTTAAAATAAATGTCTTTGGTTCTTCTTCCTCTGTTACAATCTCCACTCTAGCAATATTCGCTAAAGCAAATTCAATAGGTGTAGTATCTGCCATTCTCTATCCCTCCAATTTTTTCATTACCTGATATTCAATACTCATTGTATAAGCCTTTTTCTCATCATCAACAACAATAGGAGTCTCTGCTCCTGTTTTTCTTAGGAATTTCAACTCCTGCATAGCCTTTCTTATTTCTTTTGCATAATCCTCTACTTCTATATAACTACCTATAGGTATAAATAGAATTATATCTATCCTTTTATATCCTAATTTATTAGTGTTTATCGTTGGTACCTGTGTGCCTTCCTTGATTACACAATAATCTTCTTTACATTCTCCCCTATGTCCTCCTATAGGATAAGGATTTAATTTATTCTCTTTTAATTTTGAATATATTTTTTTATACATTTATTTCACCATCTTTTGAAAGCCTCTTAATATTTCTGTGGCATTTCTTTCAATAGTAGGTAACAATATGCTATACTTCTTTTCCATAGCTAATTCTAAATATACAAAATAATTCACATTGCCACTTAGAATTATTGCTAATCGATTACCTTCCCATTTATGGTCGCCTTGTATGGAATTTCGTGCATTACTTGTTCTATCTATCCAAGGTGCATTTCTTTTTCCCTCTGTTTCTAATTTCTTAGCTGCTGTATTCGCATATAGCCCTAATGCTGCTTTCATTTTTTGCTCTGCTATTTTAGGATTAAATGTATTTTTTACTGTCATTGGTTAATCACTTCCAATTCTGCTTGTATACAAATATCCATATACTTTTTAGGTAACATTACCTTGTATTCTCTGTTGCCTGCCTTAAACTTGTCTCCTTCTTCTATATCTGCATTTCCAAAGGCTAATAACTTTTCTGCATTACTGGACATAAAGCCTATTACTGCCCCTTTATCTGCTACCATTTCTCTTTGGGACCTTTTATCATATATTGATACTATTTGTGGGTCCACTTCTATTGCTTCTTTTTTCTCTCCACCAAATCCATCATCTATTATTTTTATTCGCTTAATGGTGATAGTGGTAGGATTTGAATTTATCATTTTTTCTACATACTTTTTATAATATCTATTGTTCATCTGCCCTCACCACCACCCCTGTTTGATTTTTCCTATATCCACTGGCTAACATTAAAAAATAATTCTTAGGTGAAGGTATTGTTATATCTCCTAACTTTATTTCTTCTATTCCTGCTTTCATAATACATAATTCCTTAGCAATAGATTTTAATGTTATTCCATATTCAGTGTCTATCTCGTCTATTCTGATTTGTAAATATTCATCTTCAAAATAAGGATAGTTTTCCTCATCTATCATCTGTTTTAATTTCTCTAAATCAGGCATTTAATCACCTTCCACCATTAAAGCATATAAAACTTCCTTTTTATCTTTAGGATTATATTCAATACCCTTCTGGCTTAGTATTTCGCTTATTTCAGCCTTTGTTATATCATCTATACTAATTATATTGCTATCCCCTTTATCTTCGATTATAGGCTGTTCTATGGTGCCAATTAATTCATCTTCCGTTTTTTTAAAGCCTTGCCTTTTATACAAGACTTCATAGGCCCTATTTGTAGCATAAATTAGCCTTTTCCCATCTGTATATTTTTCATACAATTAAATCACCCTTTCACCCAATAGGCAAAGGGAATTATCCCTCTACCTTTGGTGTTAGAATTGCAAATGCCTCATCTTTAATTGGTAAAAACCCTAATCTCATAGTAGCTTTAATTGCTATCATATCATTTTCAGCTAAAGACAATGGCTGCCCATCTTCCATAGTTACGGATTGCAATGTAGCCTCCCTTAATATCTCATATTCTATTCCTTCTCTAATTCCGACTAAGGAATAATTCCAATTAGCTGCAATTACTTCAGCCTTTTCTTTATTCCATGCACCATTTCTAACAAATTCTATAGGATTATTGTAGAATTCATTTTGATTAATTCCCTGTGCAAATAAAGGTGCTCCATTGCCATCTCTTAATTTTCTTAAAGAGTTTTTCATTCCATAATGGGCTGCAAATCCATTTACATCTTGCCCTGCATCTTCAATTAAAGCCATAACATCTGATATATCTAAGTCTAATTTTCCATCCCCATTGGTTCCTAGTGCCACTATATTACCACCATTTGTAGCTACCCCTAATATATTCTTAGCAAATGGAGAGTTAGTTCCAAATAAACATGCTGCATCTATAGCTGTATAAAATGCCTCTGCTATTGCTGGCTTTAATTCCCCAAATACATTTATAGTGGTATCATTTATCTTTTCCTTAGTAACTGGTACTATTACTGCTAATTTCTTAGCATTCATTTCTGGAAATATCCAAGTAGCTACAGAAGTTTTTATTCTTTCAGTTTCTCCTACCCAAAATGCTCCTGGGCCATCTGTCATTACTGGAAATTTCTTAGTATCACTTTTCATAGGTTCTACTCTAGATAATCTTAGTATAGAAGAACCTCTTGCTACATCTTTCATAATTTCTTTTGCCTGCTCAACTGGCACAAATCCAGTTAAATTGTCTTTTAAAAATAAATTATCTGGCATTTTTTATTCCTCCTATTCTCTTTTAGCCTGTACTTCTCTTATAGAGCTGATAAAATCATTTACTGATCCACTGCCTTCAGGTTTAGGATTATTCTTTGCTCCTGCTCCTTTGCTTCCACCAGTTCCATCTGGCCCTGCTTCTCCAAATAAATATCCATCTGTTTCTTTTAATCCTGCTATAGCTGTCTCTATATCCTTGTCTATGTTCTTACTATCTTTCAATGCCCCAATATCTAATAAGGCTCTGGCTGCTTTTGCATTCTTAGTTCCTGCTTTATTTAAAGCATTCTCTATTGCATGGTTAAACTTTAAACCTTCTATTTCTTTCTCTGCATCCTTTATAGCCTTATCATATTTTTCCTTATAATCATCTGATGCTTTTTTTATCCCTTCTACATCCATTTCCTTAAAATCCTCTATTTGCTTATTAGCTGTTTTCAATTGCCCTTGCAAGGTTTCTAATTCTTTTGTCTTTGTTTCTAGCTCTGTTTCTTTAGCTTTTAAATCTCCCTTAGTATTTTCTATATCCTTCCCATTCTCTGCCATTACTTTGTCTATTGCATCATCTGCTAATCCTAATCCTTTTAAGAATTCTCTTTTCATTTCTATTCCTCCTTAATCTACGGTTTTTTACGAGGTCCCATCTCCTGATTTGCCAATATATCGTCATGGCTTACGAATTAAAACAGTTTAATGTCTTATTTAGGACAAAATAAAAGACACTTATTAAGTGCCTAATGCATACATATAAATTTAATTGTATAAGGCTATCATTAAATGCCTGTTTATACTTTCTAAAATGTTTAATTATACACTATCTTTAACAAATCCATTTCTTTCCCTACCTTATTCTTTATCTTTGTTATTTCTTGCAGCATTCCATAACCTTTACTTGTATTTTTACCTCTTAGGCTATTATATTCCATCTGTAAGGCCTTAATCTGCCCCTGTAACTCTTTTACCTTATCATTAGTGTAGTAAAAAGTATATTCTGTTTTACACTTAGGACAAGTGAAATAAACTCTCTCAACACCATCCTTAATCTTTTGTGTCCTTACCTTTATTTTAAATCCTTTGTTGCAATTATCACAAACTACCTCACTCATCATATCCCCCTTAATTATTTAATATCTCTTTTATTTCTTTTACCCTTTTCCTGTTTTCCTCATTATCTTCTCCTAAATAAATCCTCATTTCTAAATATCTCAATTCAGCCATTAGTTTGTTATAATCTACCTGCGTAAAATTCCCTTTTAATGTTTCCATTACCTTCCCCCTCTCAAAACTTTGTCAAATTCTTCATTAAATATCTTTTCAAACATCTTAATAAACTCCGTTTTTTGCCCTTCTTCCAAACAATTCATGTTAGCAAATCCTTCTGCTAAAAACTCCACTGGCTCACTTGCTGCATAACTTCCTAACTCATCATGTATTTTTTGATTGAATTCTTTATCTTCCATGCCATATTCTTTTTTCATCTTATCCCATAATACATAAGACAATTGGTTTTTGCTTGTTGCCAATTCCATGTTGATTGAATTAGCTGAATTAGCTATTCCCCAATCTAATGTTTTCCCATCTATATCCTTAATATCCTTCATTAATTTTTTATCTTTTGCTAATAGGTAGTAGGTATCTATTGCATGCCCATATTCATGACTTATAGTCGCTAAATGGGCTTTCTTGCTATTTAGTAACGGTGAACCTCTACCTCTATAGTTCATTTCATGGGTTTTAGTAGATACTTTTTTATTATTATGAAGGTAATTACTATATACTATTTCATCTGATATATATAATTTATTAGTCTTTTTATTATGCCCTATTCCGTAACTCTGATAGCCAAAATAGCTGTCCTTCTTTAATGCCTTAACCGTCATGCCTTTACTGTCTAATGGGTATTTGTTTATTATATCCAATAATTCTGCATCTATTTCCTTTGCATAATCTTTATCCATATTAGTATATGATACTCTCTTAAATGCCTCTTTAGTAGAATTGTATCGTTTTTCTCTAGATTTATCTTCATATCCCTTTATATTTATTATACCATGTTTAGCCTTACTTAACCCACTAAAATAGTCCCCATAATTATCATACCAATTATCCAATATAGGATTATCTTCCCCATCTAGCCAACTTTTTAATTCCTCTGCAACTTGGTCTAATCCTTTTCCAACTGTTGGGAGCATTGAACACAAACCTGATGGATGATCTAAAGGCACTTCATCAATCGGATATATAGTTCCATGTCTTTCCTGACATAATCCACAAGTTCTGCCATGTATTAATGCACTTTGCCACTCTATACCCTCTACAAATGGGTTTAATGTACTAGATTGAATACTAGCTGTCTGGTAACTGTGATTTATACTTGTCCTTGCTAATCTCATAGCATTATAATCTACTCTTTTATTTTTTAAATGAGGATAACATCTTCCCCAATTGGTATCCCTTTTAGCTGGTTCCTTTATAAACTTTTCTAAATCTGCTGCTAACTCTATAGCTGACTTCTTTTGCAGTATTGCCTGATTAATTGTGTACTGTATATCTTTTTCAAAATCATTTCCATAGTTCCAAATCCTACTTGATAATGTTTTATATCTCTTACTACATTGTCCTGAACCTGACTAAACATAGTTGTAAAATGTTTCCCTGTGTCTAATTCTGCTAATTGGAATATTTCTTTCATTATTAATTGCTCTGCTTTTGTACCTATTTCTGATGCTTTCTTTGTGGAGTTAATCACTTGTTTTTTTAATTCTTTATCCAGTTCACTTCTTACCCTTTTTAATTCTTTTATATAGTCTAATTTCCATCTTTTTTGTAGTGATTTATCTCTTGACCTTGCTGCTTTTTTTGATAAATCTCCTATGGCATCATCATATAAATTTAGTATTTGCCTTTGCTGCTCTAGTGTTAATTTCGCTATTTCTTTTCTTTGCTGTTTTACTATTTTTTTATACATATTCATGGAATATCACCTATTCCAAATCATTTAACAAATCTTTATTATAATTATCACTAAATAGCTGTTTCTCTAATAATATTCTCTCTATCTCTGCCTCTACACTTTCTACCTCTGACCATTTATCTATATAACTTTCCCTACTTCTTACCTCTGCAATAACTTCTTCCATATCTATTGTCTTTTGTTCGTTCTCATCTTCTGCTAAAGGATAACTTGTAATTATTTCTAATGTAGTTTCATAGCTAGAAATATTTCTAGCATTGTATAAATTATAAATATCTACCATCCTAAATATATAATCTTCCATTTGCTTAAAAGCTGACTGCCATTCTATCCAATCTTCATCACATGCAGCCATAAGCCCCCAATATAAGGCTTTCATTGATTTCCCTGATTGCATTAACCCTTTTAATTGCTCCAACCCTACATTCGGGACATCTAAGGTGTCATACATATCATTTTTAATTCTGTTTACTGTATCTTCAAACTTATCTTTGTAGGAAAAACTAGATTCTAATCTTTCCATCTTGGCTTGTCTGCCTCCTGATGCCTGTGTTATATCAGTTTGTAAATCTATCATTGCCCCTGGTGCTATCTTTATATTTTGTAAACTTATCTCGTTTGCATCCGTTATTACATCTTGGCCAAACATTTGGAATTTTAGAGCATCAATATCATCAGAAGTAAGTCTATTATATGCATCCTGATTATGCCATAATTGCTTCACATCTGATATTCCCTCTGTTTCTCCTGTTAATCCACCATTCCTAATAATTATTACTGGAATAAAGTCTAATCCTGTATCATAATCTTCATATTCAATAGAAATGATTGCCCCTTCTCCATCTACCGTTATTTCATTTAGGATACATTTCCCATTCACTAGTTCCCACACCTGTTTTTTTATCCTCTGGTCTCTTTTTCTTTCCTCATTATTTAGAGCATATAAAAAGACCACCTTTTCTAGTTGGTCCACATCATCTAAATTATATTGTGGGAAAAACTCTTGTGCTGGAACAAATATAATCTTTAAACCTTCATCTTTATGCCCCCATAG